TGAATGGAAGTCTCCATTCTTCAAAAGTTTGCCTTTGGGTGATGATTTCAACCGCTTGCAGCGTAGCCATTACGGCTAATGCACCCTGGCCAACACATGAACCTGTTTTCTGATCCCAAGGAAAAAACTCGTAACCAGCAGCTTGGTTAACAACCTTGTAAAGAAGTGATTCCTTTAGATCCAATGGGGGGCCAGAAATTTGAAAAGGAACTAACTTTGCGTTGAATTTATCTTGAAGTTCTTGAGGTTGCGATTCAATTGGCAACCATCCAAATTTATTAGGTTCAATTGGCGGTTCTTTTGCTTTAATTCTTTCGCCAAATTTTGGCTGGTTTTCCATAGACATTATTTCAATTCCTTTGCAATTTGAGTAAATTCTTTAGTAAGAAGATCCCTGAGTTTTTGATCAAGCTTTAATGTGCCATCTTTAGGTAATCTTTCGTTGAGTCTTTTCCCAATTACATCTCTAAGATTGGCAAGCTCGTTTTCCATGAATTGTTTATTGATAGTTGCTTTTGCTGCCTTGAAAATATCTGTAAGAAATTCGTAGTCGTTTTTCTGACACTCTTTTGCAAGTTCATCGTAGAACATAGACAACCACTTAACTTGTTCTTTGTCTTCTTTTGCTGCTGCTGCTTTAATGTCGCTATCAGGATTTACTGGTGGAGCGGGTGCGGGTTCATCACCGATCAATACAGATGTAAACGCTGGTTCAGAAGGGCCAAACTCATTGCCAACATAAGCAAATAATCTGTACACACCTTGTATCTGAGAAGTAACTACCAGAGTCTTGGAGTCCTTTAGCAGATCCACAGGGAAAATGTTTAGGCCTTTATCAATTGAAACCCATTTAACCAGCTTAGATTCGGTCTTAGCTGGAACGCTTATAAAAGCTCCAGGTTGGCCAGAAACCCTTGCTGGAAGCTCTATAGTTGGAATCTGAAGAAACACTAAAAATAGAAGGTTTATCACGGTCTGCTCCTTATTCTTTCTGCCATGTTTTTAGAATCTATCAAACAGTATACATTTACTGATGACCATTTTTTTGCGTGACCAAAAAGAAAATGACAAGGTCTGCATAATGACAGTAAATTTTTTGGCTCCATTTCTAAAGATGCATCCTTAGAATATGGTATCAAATGGTGGACTTGAATTAAATTGGGATCATTCTCAAGGCAAGCAGCACAGTTTGGATTCCGTTCTAGATGTGCTGCTCTTACCTTGGCCCATTGTGACCCCCGATTATAAAAAAACAGAGATCAATAACTTTAGAGCGGTCTTAAGAACGATTGCCCAAGGGATGATTCCAATTGTAATCGGATTTCCGTGGAAATCACCCTGGGGAATTGCTTGCTCAAGAATTGCAGCAAAGTCTTCAAGAGAAACTTCTGCATTTTGAAATATCTGCTTATCATCAGGAATAACTTGGTCAGCAGCGTAACCAACGATGTTCCAAAGTGCATTAGAAAATTCTTTGTTGCCTACATCTTTTTTGCCACGAACTTTATCAACCACTAACATCATGGCATCCGTAGGCATAGAATTGGGAAAACTAATCATGCTTCACTTCCTTTTTTAAAGTCCTAGTGTAATTCAAAACCTCTGTCAAAATCCTCAAGCTTTCGGCTTGAGCCCTGGCTACTTCGCCAATCGAGCTTTCTAACCTATCTATAAATACCATATGTCTCTGGTGCAGGGGAAGTAGAATGTTTTGACCTAGCCAACTAAACCCCTTGTAAACTGCCCATAAAAGGAAAACCAGAAAACTTAAGGACACTCCGAATCGCTCGATAATGTCTATGATATTGATGTCTGCGAATATCATATTGCCTCTACTTCTTCTATGGTTAATGCGTTTTCAACAGCCTTTCTTTTAGATGCTATTTCCATAGACATCTGCGAGCGAGACTGACCATACAACAGCATTAATTGTAGCATTTCGGTGATGCTATTAAAAGACAATTCGTTGTTTTCAATCGTTACCAACGATGGCAATGGGAGGCCTAAATTTGCTGCTTCTTTAGCTAATGCAAACGATCCAGATATCAGGGCAACATCGCTAGGTGTTATCCCTAAATGGCCTTGTGGAAGTCCTGTATCCCAACCTATTTTTTCTAATGCAGCCCATTGGCTATTTATTAATAGTAGCTTTGTTGCTTTTGCTTGTGACAACGGATCTGGTGCAGCATCTGGAATATAATCCCAAACTTTAGAAACCAATGATTTTAAATATAAACCGTCAGGAGAACTTAGTTCTACTGGCATATAAATATTTCTCATTACACCATCGTTATCAGTTCTTGTTAAAGCAACATTGTAAAAATCCTCTAAAACATTAAGGGCTATATTTACTTTTTGCGTAAGGATTATATTTAAACTTTCCATGTTGTCTCCTAAGTTTTTATAATGAAATTTAAGCCAATTGATGGCTGCATATTGTTATGTGCAGAACCAGATCCCGAGTTTCCAATGCTTACATTAGCTGTTCCGCTATTTACAGTAATGGAGTGCTGATGAACTTGAAATTCATTGCCAGTATTAGGTGTTTGTAATGCAATGTTTGAACCACCACCAGTAAATGTGTATGGGGCAGATCCGCTATTAGTCCATACTGCTCTATCTAAAGCGTGTTGGTGATTTTGCAGTTGATTTCCTGATGAGGCAGTATGAATATGACCAGAATCTGTTGCTGTATGATTATGGGATGCCAATTCTGCGGTAGATAATGCAACTGTTTCTGCACCAACTGTACCCCCAAGTGTGCGGTTTGTTAGCCCAGAACCTTGACCCACATTAATAGGAATTCTTGACCTTAAATCAGGAACATTGAATGTAGTTGAACCATTTCCTAAACCATATGGGCAATGAAATAGCGTGTGCGTTCCAGATTGTGTTCCTGAGGTATTAATTGCTGTAGATGCTGCTGCGTTTGCTGCTGATGTTGCAAGTCTAAAAGTAGAAGATGTAACATTAATAACATAATACAAAGTATTTGCTGCTAACCCAGTTGGCAAAGCTCCGGTAGTTGTAAGGTAAACTATATCGCCTGTTTGAAATCCGTGTGCTGACAATGTTACTACTGCTGGAGATGCGATTGTTACTGTAATTGATCCTCTACTTGGTATTATTGTAGAAAACAAAGTTGCATATGTAGATCTAGATATAGCAGATCCATCACATAACAAATACCCTGTTGGTGGAGAAATTGCTGCAAAAGGAATGATTGCCCCAGTAGGCATACCTGTTGCTACGCTTGCCCAACTTGGGGCAGAAGATCCATTTGATTGTAATACTTGCCCCGCTGTTCCAGCAGCAAGAAAACTAGTAGCTCCTGATCCAGTATTATAAGGAACTTGACCAGCACCACCGCCAGCGAGACTAGTTGCAGTTGATGCGTTCCCTGTTAACGCTGCGGTGATAGTGCCAGCAGAAAAGTTACCAGAAGCATCTCGTTGAACTACATAAGAAGCAGTATTTGCACTTGTTGCGTTTATCCCAATTGTGCCAGTTCCGGTTATTGTTCCACCTGTTATTGGGGAAGTGGTTGCAATTGATGTAACTGTGCCTGTTGTAGAAGAAGTTCCAGCACCAATTGCAGTTCTAAAGGTTGCAGCATCTAAAGCAGAAACAGTATTATCTAAATTAAACCGTGGAAATGTTACTGCTGTTGGGTTGGTAAGGGTAAACATATTACCACCTACTGTTGTTGCACCTAAAGAGGTTCTTCCAGTTGCTGCTACTAAATTTGTAGCTCCACCATTCCATTGTTGAGTTTGTGTGTAAGAAGTATCCCATTGAGTTTGTTTTGTTGTAGTTGGTATTGAATATCCAGAAGTCAAAGAGAATGCACCAGTAGTATTCGTGTATGTCAAACCTGTTGCACTTGATGATAAATCTGTAAGCTTAATACCACCTAAACCAGCAAGAGTATAAGTAGGAACATTGAGCGTATTAGTTGCTAATGTTGCAGATCCAGAAGATCCTGTGGTAGTTAACGATAAAATCCTATTAGTATATGCGGTGTTAAAGTTACTCCAATCAGATGAACTTAAAGCACCTCTGTTTAATGCAGAAGCGGTTGGAACATTTAGTGTAATAACAGGGGTTGTAGTTCCAGTAGCTACTGTACTACTTAAATCAGTTCCAGTCGTTCCAAGAGTTAAAGCAGCAACAGATGTTACAGATCCTGTTCCATAAGCAGTTGTATCCAGAGAGAATGTTCCCGCTGCTGTCATTTTTACAAATGAAGAAGAAACATATGTAAGGCCAGAAACAGAAGTTAAATTTGTAGACGAAGCTTGCCCACCTAAACCGCTTAAAGTGTAGGTTGGAATATTAAGAGTGTTAGTTGTTAATGTTGCTGATCCACTTGAACCAGTAGTTGTTAAACTTGTAATTCGATTTGTATATGCTGTATCCCATGTAGTTTGAGAAGATGTTGTTGGAATTGAATAACCAGTATCAAAGGTTACTGCTAATGTTCCAGTTGTTGTAACAGGATTTCCACTCACCAACAAACCAGTAGGAACAGACATATCAACAGATGTAACTGTTCCAGAACCACCAGTACCCGTGTAAGAAATGGTAAAATTAGGATATGTTCCAGTAACCGAAATATCAGTTCCATCTGTCAAAGAAACTGTTTGATCAGGCAATGAATTAGTGATTGTAAAACTTGGATATGTACCAGTAACGGTAATGCCAGTTCCATCTGTTAATGAAACAGTTTGGTCAGGAGCATTATTAGTAATGGTAAAACTAGGGTATGTACCTGTTACAGAAATTGCCGTTCCATCAGTTAAAGAAACTGTTTGATCAGGTAAAGAGTTGGTTATTGTGAAACTAGGATATGTTCCAGTTACAGAAATTCCAGTTCCGTTTGCTAAAGAAACTGTTTGATCAGGATTACTATTTGTAATAATGCCTGTTGCATTGTCATAAGAAATTCCAGTTCCAGCAGATAATGACTTTCTTGCATTTGTGTCTGTGTATTGTGTAATTGTTGTTGCAATAGTAAAACTAGGATAACTTCCAGTTACCGATATTCCTGTTCCGTTTGTCAATGAAACAGTTTGGTCAGGAGAAGAATTGGTGACAGTAACCGCACCTGTTGAAACATCTACTGATACACCTGTTCCAGCAATAATAGATGTAACGCCAGCACCAACCCATTGAATAGCAGTTCCTGTTGAAGAAAGAATCTGACCAGAAGTACCTAAAGAATTTGAAGCATCTTTAATCCCTGCCCCAGGTTTAATATTCATGCTGGAATCGCCAGTAAGCCAGCGAACATAAGCATCTGGGCCTATGGCTAACTGTTTGTCCGCAGTAGGATCGGCAACATTGCAATCAAATCCTATGGCAACATTATAACTTCCAGATGTCATATCACCAGAAGCACCACCTATAGCGACATTGGCTATCCCTGTGGTAAGAGTTCCATTAGCACCAAAACCAAGAGAAACATTGTATCCAGAAACATTATCTGTAGTCAGTCCGTAGACAATACCTGCGGTATCAGCATCAGCATTGGTAGGAATTGATCCGCTAAAACCAATCGTGAAATCAGGGTATGTTCCAGTAATTGTTATATCTGTGCCTTGAGTTAATGTAACCGTTTGGTCTGGTGCATCATTAGTAATTATCCCTGTTGTATTATCGTAAGAAATTCCAGTTCCAGCAGACAAAGATAGCCTTGCATCAGAATCTGTATATTGGGTAATAGTCGTTGCGATAGTAAAATTAGGATAAGTACCAGTTACTGAAACACCAGTTCCATCAGTTAATGAAACTGTTTGATCGGGTTCTGAATTTGTAATAATTCCTGTTGCATTGTCGTAACTTATGCCAGTTCCAGCGGATAATGCTAATCTTGCATCTGAATCCGTGTACTGAGTTATTGTTGAATCAATCGTAAAGTCAGGATAAGTTCCAGTAGCATTAATGCCAGTTCCAGAGGTGATCGAAACAATTTGATCAGGAGCATCATTGGTAATAGTAAAATCAGGATATGTGCCTGTTACAGAAATTGCCGTTCCGTCAGTCAATGTAACAATTTGGTCAGGAGAATCATTAGTAATAGTAAAATCAGGGTAAGCTCCTGTTACAGAAATCGCTGTACCATTTGTCAATGAAACTGTTTGATCTGGAGCATCATTAGTTACAGTAACATCGCCTGTTGCAACATCTACACTAATTCCAGTTCCAGCTATGATCGAAGTTACACCACCAGCAACTCCAGAATAACCAATGGTAAAATCTGGATATGTTCCAGTAATTGTTATATCTGTACCTTCAGTTAAGGTAACAGTTTGATCAGGTAAAGAGTTAGTAATAGTAAAATCAGGATATGTGCCTGTTACAGAAATTGCTGTTCCGTCAGTCAATGTAACAATTTGGTCTGGTGCATCATTAGTAATAGTAAAATCAGGATATGTGCCTGTTGCAGAAATTGCTGTTCCATTTGTCAATGTAACAACTTGATCAGGTTCAGAATTTGTAACAGTAACATCACCTGTTGCAGTATCTACAGTAATTCCAGTTCCAGCTATAACAGAAGAAACACCAGAAGCAGTTGGATTGCCATCAAAAACTAAATGAACAATGCCGTTTGAATCTCTTACATAGCCTTTTTTATCTGTAACATTTATTGCAAATTCATTAGTTTCCATATCACCAGAATTTGGAACTGATGCAGGGATATATGACCGTTTTGGCTTAACTGGAATTGGGGGATTAGGATTGCCTGGGTCTTGAACAAATGTAATTGTATTTGATGAAGCAGGGGTTAATCCAGCAGCAGTAAAAGATAAATAATAAGAACCATAACCTGTGATAATTAAATCCGTAAAAACAACATTTCCAGATACTGGTTCTACAGTTAAAGTTCCTGATGCAACCGCTGTACCAGTAACAGCTACTGCTCCTACTGTAACTGAAATCAATGTTCCAGGTACTATATCACCGTTTACATCTACTATTTTTACAGACGGTTGAGTTGCCAAAACGCTTCCAGAAAGACTACTTACTGGCTGAGTAACCATTACGATGGCAACTTCTGGAAGCGGTTCCGGTGGATCTGGTACAAAATAAACAGAACCTGTTACATTGTCATCTCCAAATGCACCAGCACCATCCTTGATGTAATTTACTTTTATTTGATCATTTGCTAAAACTCTAAATGATGTAGAAAAATTGTCTTGTCCAGATGCTTGCCAAATAGGAATTGTGTTTCTAAATAATCCAGCAACATCAGAAGCAATTTCGGAATCAACTGCAAGATTAGGAAAAATAGTTCCTGATTCAGTCGTTTGAAATATTATTTCGCCAGTTGTATTTACGGAGTGATTTGTAGATTCAATAACATACGGATTACCAGATTCTCCTGTTCCAGAATAAGTCATATTCAATGGAGTGCCAAAAACATTTAAAGCCATTACCATGTACCTCCATCAGAATATACCCAAGCTTGTACATTTTGATTATTGTATGTTAATAACTGACTTGTTAATCCACCCGCTGGAAGTGGGCTTATTTCAGATGTAGTTACATTTGTTATTTGTCCAAATGAATTAACCGTAACAATAGGAATATTAAAAGAATTTCCATATGTTCCAGCTACTACTCCAGAAGCCGTAATTTCAACAGAAAGGAAACCGTTAGTAGTTATTTGGCCAGAACTCACAGACAATGACGAGGAAGTTAATCCAACAGCAGTAACTGTTCCAATACCACTCCCTGGTGATCCAATAACCAAATCTGTTGCAGCAGTTATTCTGCCATCAGGCCCAATAGTTATTTGTGGAATTGAAGAATTGCTACCATAAACTCCTGATGGTACTCCAGTTGGAGCAATTTCTAAAACTATATTTCCATCTGTTATTCTTGGAGAATTTGTAACAGTTAAACTTGCAGATAAAATTCCAACAGAAGTTAAGCCTTGTGTTGGAAGAGAAATAGATGCGTTTGCAGCACTAGTTAATTGGCCTTTTGAATTTACTGTAATAACAGGGATTTGTGTTGCAGAACCATATATTCCAGAAGAAACACCAGTAGTTGCAAGATTGGCAACAATAGTTCCTGACGAGGTTATAGGAGAACCAGAAATAGCAAAATCGGTTGAGGTGATTTCAACTGAATTTACAGAACCAACCGAACCACCTGTGACCACTATAAGCGGTGAAGCAGCGGTTCCATCTCCAGTAAGCGTATTGTTATGCGTTACAGCGGTTAAATATGTTGAAGAAAGATTTGGGATGTCCGCTGCATTGATCCCTCTAAAAGAAGGCAATGCTGTTCCAGTTAATGGCCCAGCAAGAAATGTATTAGCACCAGTAGTTATAAAATTTAAATCAAATGTTCCATTGGTAGTAATCGGACTACCAGTAACTGTAAACACATTGGACTGAGCGGTCATGCTTATTGATAAAGATGATGGAGTAAAACTAACATACCTAAGAACTGCTATATTGCTATCATCTAAAACCGTAACAGTAGATACTGGATCAGATAGAGTTGGAGTTACCTGTGGAGAAGCAATGGTTACCCCAACAGGATCTTCCAATACAGTCACTCTTGCGAAAATATCTGTTGCCATAATTCTCCTTACGGTACTGGTCTAGTGACTTCGGGAGAAACCGTAAAGCTGCCTTGAACAAGCCTGATAACTTCAGCACCAGTCTGGATTTCAAGATCGTATTTATAAGCACCAGTTGGCAACGCTTCTGTATCATCTGCAATAATATCAAGCGTAATAGTGTTATTGAGAAGAGTTATTCTTCCGTTTTCAGTAGTTAATTCAATAATGATTACTGGAGATAAAACCGTAGGGCGAACTTGCATTCTTGCAGTAGAAGAAGTGTAATCGGGTTCGGTGTTATCAGCGTTAACAACGGATATATTCCGCTGAAAAGTTGCACCTTGTTCGCAGATTATGTTATATGTTCCCGCTAACATGAATACTCCTTATTCTTGCGATTCAAGTGCCATTCTATACGGTTTTGCATTAAACATCAATTCAAAAGGATAACTTCCATATATTGGCCTTTTCTTTCTTGCTGGTGAAGGTGCTGGAACTTCAACATCTTGAGAAACAACAGGGTAATATTGCTTGTTAACTTGAGTTTGGGCTAAATTGTGGCCAGCATTGACATAACTCAAATTGTCTGGATTAATTATACCCTTGGGGCTTGATGGGTAAATAGTTCCTGTTTTTGAATAAGAATAGATTGGGATGTAAAGAAAACTAAAAGTAATATCTGTGTACAAGATATCGTTGATTCTAGGAAGATCAGCAACTTGGTCTAAACTGTAGGCAAAGACATCAAACTGATTCTTCATTTTTTGGGTGTTTGTGAAGCCAGTAAAAAGAAGCTCGCCAGGCCCATAACCAAAAAACCAATTCTGATTAACTCTTCCAAGTGCTTGAAATATGTTTGTAGATGCATCTTCACTCGGATCAATAAAAGAATATGGAACTATATTCCAAGTCATCTTTAAAACAACTTTTGGAATAAGTGTTTTTCCATAAAATCCAGCAATAGACTGGGAATCAATCTGATCAACATCAGATACAAATTTGAATGAACCACCCTTCATGGTTAAAAATTCAGCGGAAGTTTCTGTTGTGTATGTGATATACCTTGCATATTCACGATAAGGATCTCCAGAAACAGTTTTTTGTTCCCCTTTGTCGTTGTAATATATTGCATATGCACCAGATATTGTATAAGCATTTGCATAAGCAGCGTTGAGCCTGTCCATTGTTGCATCATCAGTAGTAAGATAAGGTCTTGATGAAAACTCAACTGTAACTTCATATTTGTCGTATATCAAATAATATGGCTGAATTGTTTGCCATGAAGTTCCACCAGCAGTATTCCATCTTAAAAGTGGTGATGATGGATCGTCACCAGATTCTCTTGCAAAACCTAAACCTTTTATGCTAGTTATTCTTTCGGCATACATCCATCTAAACTGAGGATGCACCATTGGAGATTTTCTTTTTAACGCACCATTTGTAGCGTTAACGCTCACATTGCCCAACACATCTTGGCAAAAAAGAACCAATGGATTCCTTTGATCTTTTCCATCTTTTGGCCCCTCAACAATATAAACCATTGTTGCCCTAGAATCACCCTCTAGGGATATTGATGTAGATCCAGGGGAAGAACCTTGAATTCTTTCTGCTAATTTTCCCTGATCCCAAAGAGTTTCATTTCCTACTGGTATAATTGGCATGATGTTCCTTAATGTTATACTGGTGCTAAATTGGGTTTACTATGCCCTGCTTTAGAAAATGGATCTTTACCTTGAATTCCAACATTACCTTTTCCAGCACCATTTGCTGCTATCATTCCATCTTTAAACGCATCTCTTAAGTTGTCCTTGCTTAACTTGTCAGAGATGTCTTTCAACGATTCTTCTTGGGTTTTAGCACCAGTTGCTGCCATCAATGCTTGCTTTCTAACTTCATCACCAACACCAGATATAGAAGTTGATTGGGTTTCTCTTACAGCAGCACCAATAGATGAACCTTTTTTAATTCCAACTCCTGTTACATCACCAGATTTGTACCTAGTGTTATCCTTCATTTTGTAATTAGAATCGCCAAATTTACCAGCTATATTTTCTGCCCCTTCTACAACTTTATCCATGCCTCTATCTCTTTGCTCTTCACCCTTTTTCTGCAAATCTTCTCCACTTTTTACAATTGCTTGCCCTGCTTCGCCAACTGCTTCACCAGCAGTAGAAAGTGCAGAACCAATTGTTCCCATGCCAGGGATATAAGAAAGAAGGTCACCAATACCTTTTACCATGCTTCCAAATCCGCTAATCAACAACCCTGCTAACTGAAGTATTACTCCCATCCCAGACATAAACAAACCTAATACAGAAACAATAGCCCCAACAAGCATTTTTACAACTTGACCTAAAATCTCAAATCCATCTTTCATAAGTTTTGTTATTGGAATCCCTCCCAAAAAACTTTCTACAAGTTGTGTAAACGATTCTACAATTTCAGCAAGGAGTTGAATCACAGGGTCAAGCATAATTGCAAAACCTTCGACAGCAACAGCAACTATCTCAAATGCTGGAGCTAAAAACTGTGCAACTACCGCTTCCAACTCGATCAATGGTATAGCCAATGTTGCAAAAGCATTAGCGATTGGAGTTATTGCTGGCATCAACATTTTCATTACAAAATCAACGCCATCACCCAAGAAGCGGAGGACTGGAATAAGCCTTTGAACTACTGGAACTAAAGCTCTTCCTATAACCCCCTGCAAGTCATTCATTGCAAGGTTTACTTGCTCCATTACTGCCGGATTGTTTTTTGCAACAAAACTTCCAAACATACCTATGGCATCAGATGCTGCCTTAACACTTCCAGTAAGCACAGAAAACGCTTGACCAACTGGCCCAAGAGCTAACGAAGCCAAACCGCCAACAATTCCTTTACCACCACCCCCTGGGGTTCCACCAGCAAAGTATCCAACCTTGCCTCCAGAAGACTTGTTCATGGCATCAATTGCTGCTTTGTTCTCAGGTTTTTCAGCAGCAGATTTCTTTACTACTTCTTCCCCTGGAGTAAGCATAGCTGGAACAGTATCAGTTCCTTTGGGTTTAAAAATGGATTCATCATCATCTTTTTTCTTTTTCTTTTTCTTTCCAAAAAAACCACCAAAAACATCATCTATGGTATTAAACAATGTTCCTAAAAAACTTTTCTTTTTAGTTCCTTTAGAATAGTACCCAACTGTTCCACCAGAAGACAATGTTTGTGGTCTTGGGGCTTCAAAATCATCTCCATTTATCCCGCCTGGAAATCCTTCATTATTTCCAACTTGATTATCTTCTTGAGTATTACTACCACTAAAAGCAGATCGTATTCCCCTATAAGCAGATCCAACCATACCCATAGTAGAACTTGCACCACTAGCAACTCCAGAAGCAGCTTGTCTTGGAGTCATACTTACAATGTTTCCAACAAGTGATTTTATTGAATCAAAAATAGGACTATTGTCTGAAAAAGACCTATTTATTCCAGATGCGGTTGTAGCAATAACATTTTGTATCGATTTACCCATTTTTCCAAACATTGCTTCAAACAGAACACTAAAATTACCAACTCCATTTTTTATTATTTTATCTTCTTCTTGAAGCTGATTGTATCTTGCTTCGTTTTCTTGCGTTGGGCCTACAAGCGGGGCTTGCTCGTTTGACATTCCGATAAATGGACTGTAATAAGGTTCTGTTGTTTCTTCTTGAACAGTATATGATGGGCCTCCAGAATACTCTACCGCTTTTACAACAGATGCCATTTCTTCAGATGTCTGTTCAAGTATTCTTATTATCGGATCAGCAAAATCTGTACCTGGGTCAAACTCTTTAGTTTGTTTTGGTTTAGATTCATCTGCTATTGAAAAAACATCTTTCCATTTGCTTGCACTTTCAGCAGCGTTGGCAAAAACATTATTCCATGCTGCTGAAGCATTCATAATATCGCCAATGAACTGAGGTGCTATATCTACACCCTTACCGGCCTCTTTTTTTACCGAACTTCCAGACAACGCACCCATGTCCATTTCAAATGGCTTTTCTTTTTTACCCTTCTTCCCACTCTTTGTCATTGCTGAAACCTGTTCTTTTGTTACAGCAAATACATCACCAAAACCCTTTCCTACATTTTCAAAAACCTCTTCTATAGATTGCTGTTGAGTATCAGCATCAGTTTTCTTTCTTCTAGTGGTTTTTCCTTCATTTACACTTTCAATTTGCAATTGAAGTTTTTTTGCATTAAAGATTGCTCTTTCTTGTGCAGTCTTAAGGTTAAGTGCTTTAACCTCTGCTTTTATTCTTTTATCTTCTTCTTTTTGTCTTGCAATCGCTGGATCTTGTGACGAAGGTGATCTGCCCTGAGATGCTCTAGGTGCTGCACTAGGGCTACTTGGAGCAACATTGCTAGCAGAAGCCTTAAGTGAATTGATTGAGTCTATTAAAGAAGATTTTAAGCCATCAATGGCTTTTGAAAGTGAATCTATACTTGATGAAAATTCTGCCGATCCCAACTTGACATTTACAGCGATTGTTTCAACCGCTTTAACCATATCGGAAGTGAATTCTGATTCAGACTGCAATGGGATATCGGTTGCCATTTTTATTTCCTTGGAACTTCACCATATTTTTGCTTCCAAGACTCAATCATCTGCTTACTACTGGCCCCGATCATAGCACCCATTTTCATAAAATTATCAAATTTATTCAACAACAAATCCTGTGTACTTATCTGTTTTCTTCTTTGATTCCATTCGTGTTGTTCATCAGGTATAGTCACAGGAACACCTTTATCATCCCTAGCTCTATAATACAGTTCAATGATCTGCCTATCCGTCAAACGCTCTATTTCCCAAGGGCGAAGAAGATAAGGCTTGTCCATTAAATTAACAAAATAGTTTTTTAAATTAGGTGGAGGTATTGGTTCATTTGTTGCCTGACCATTTACCCCCTCCTTGCGTTTGGGAAACTCTTCTCCCGAACTATTTCCATCACAGCTTCAAATCTTTCCTTCTCTGACATCATCAAAGATTGCACTTCATTTTCTGGGGCAGAAAACAATGATGCTGCTAATGCAATTGCACCAGAAGGTGTAGACATTGCTGCTATGGATAGTTCGCTTCCAAAAGAATATGCTCCAGAAGCGATATCCCTTGTTACAGAAGATATCGCTTCACGGAACTCAACTGGCTCAAGATTGTTCTTGAGGGAAAATACAGCATCTAACGCTTTCTTTTCCATTCTCTTTTCAAAGTCAGCTTTAACTTTTTGTGTAATGAGTCCAGCGGTATATTTCTTACCGTTAAATTCAATAGTTAAAGACCCTTCGCCTTCGGAATTAAGAAGGCTGTTTACTGTATCTGACATATGCTTCCTTTCAAAATTTTAACCAACAATAAAACTAAACTGTCCATAAGTTGCAAAAGTAAGGCTCATCTTTTGGATGTCTTTTACCGCTGCATCATAATTGATAGCAGTTAATACACAATTGGTTATTGTGTATGTAACAGGATTTACCGCATCTTCGCTGTTATCATCGATAATAACAATCGATCCAGTCGATCCAACTTTTAATCCGTATCCATCAATAGTTTCAAGCAAATCGCAAGTTATTTCAGCCGAATACAAACCAATAACATGAGAATCAAATCCCATGTTGTTGAAATTAGTCGAGTCAATTGTTTCCGCTTTACTGTTAACGGATATATTGGTTGCTGGAACACCTTCCAAATCACCAATCGATAATTTACCATATCTTCCTGAGAGAATAGCCATTATTAAATCTCCTTGATTAGAATGCAACTTCGCCAAAGTTAACGGTTGCAGATGCAGAAGGAATCAAAGTCAATTTAACCTTCTGAACATCTTTAACAGGCACATCATAAGTGACCGCAGTAACCGTACAGTTTTCAAAAATAAATGTTAACGGATCGCCACCATAAGGCCCATATTCATTTGTTCCTAATGTAGCTTCAGTTGATGTTGGGCTTAAACCCAAAAACGCTGCTCTTCCACCAGTAGGAGAAAGCTCTACATCAGCCTTCATGCCAGCAAAAATGGGTGGCAATGCAACCTTATCGTAAAGAATTTCAACAGTTATTTCTGCACTTTTGATGCCTGGAACTAATCCTGTGAAACCATTAGTTGCAAAGCTAGATGCATCAGGTGTATCCATTTTTGTAGCTATGCTTGCGGTTGTAACTGGAAGGGTTCCAGTACCTACGGTTCCATCAGTTCTAATCATACCAAACAAGGCTATTTTGCCTGTTAAAAAATAATTTGTGACTGCTGCCATATTTAACTCCTTAAGTTAAATTAAACCCTGTTCCATGAACCCATATGATACACGAAAACCAGTAACATTGTAAACTACATTCGGGTTGCTGTTGACGGAAAACGGTTGAATTCCCTTTACCATAACTCTTGAAGGGCTAATAGACCCTGGGAATTGACCTATTTGAAAAACTTCTTTTCTTATTTTGTATCTGTCATCAAGATCCGTATACACTAAATCCCTTGCATACTCTTGAATGTAATAAACCCTGATTGAATATATGTACTCAGATATTCCACCAAAGGCTTCTATTCCTAATTCTTCGCCTTCTTCTGATGGTGCTATTACTACGCATGGAAACACATCAGATTCTCTTATTACCGCACCCTTACGCTTGTAAACAGTATAAGTTAAAGCAACCAAGTTTTCTGCAACAGTATCCATGATCGTAGTGTAACGATCTGCTGCATTGACTGCCATTATTGGCCTTGGCTTGCGATATATTCTGTTATTCATGTTTAACTCTGTTGAGTGCAATCAAGACCGTAATATTCTCTGTTTCCAGCGTTATCAATTTGGTTGACATAATACTTAACCGAATTAACATCCGTTATTTCGCAATCAATCATTGGCTTAAAACCGCCAAGATTAGCTTTCCACACTAAAAACCTAGTTATATGTTCAACTATAGCCACACCACTTTGATCGGTGTAAGCTAATGTCATTGCTCTTCTAAAACCATAATTTGTCGTAGCAGTAACATTGTCCGTATTCTTCAAAATCAATACTTCTGGATTATCAAAAACATTATATTCTTGAGACAAATTTAGCGTAGGCATACACACCCCTTACATGAATTGTGTCTTGTATGTTTGCGGATTCACATAAGTCAAAAGCTTATTTACTTGCGTAATATGCTGCAAAGTTTGCTGCCTCCACTCTGTCCTAGAAACAGCAACACCTTCCCATGAATAAGAAGGTTGAGGGCTTGCAGAATCAGCCACCAATGCGTTTATGTAGTTGTCTCTTATAGTCAGGAGGTTTTCGGCTGGAGTTGGCATAATAACCTCTTAAAAAGAAAGCTAGGGGCCAAGAACTGGCCCCCAACCTCAGGGTAGGTAGGACTAAGCAGGGAGTCCTTGAACAACATAACGAGGATCAGTAACACCAGCAGAACCCCACCAAGAAGCCTTGATGGCAACCGCAATGTCCTGATTGAACTCGGCCCAGTTATTAGCTGGAGCTTGGACAACTTCCATTGGCTTGGCTTCTCTCCAGACAAACGCTTTCTTGAAGTTACCCAAGTAAACATATTTGTCTGCGGTGGAAGCAGCAATACCGCTGGTTACCAACAGGTTTCTCGCATGAGCGGATGTGAGAAGACCATAGTTGTTATCCAATGGGTTAGGACTTTCCAACTGCTCGACATCACCAGAAGTGGCAAAAGGCCCATTTTTGGTAACTGTCTGAGGATTGAGAATCCTACTTGCAGTATATTTTTGGAAAGGCATAACAAGCATTTGCATACCAGGGCCAAAGACATCGATTGGCTTACCAGTATTAGGGTCTTTCATCTGGTAGAACAATTGTTCTAGCGTATTAATGCTAGCAAAATTGCTTAACGCATAAGAAGAAACCTTATTGATGAAACCAAAAGTCATCCCCGCTTGTGCGGTAGTCGAATAGGTATTCAAGGTTGATTCTTCACCAGTAGCTCTACCGTATACATAGCTACCTGTGAGGCCAAGTACCGTGTTAAGAATTCTTTCTTCACGCACTAGACCGCAATAAGTACCTACGGATTCAGCAGATGCTAAAGCCTGTGAAGTCTTATCCGAATAAATCATTTCTGCGGTAATCGCACAAATTCTACCCACCTTTTCGATGGCTGGAAGTCGTACATAGTTACCAGAGAACTGGGTTTGTGGATAAGGCATACCAGGTTGAACCACTTCTGGCGAAGGACTGATGTCCGATAGCCAAGGGATCAACTCACTAGCAAGGTTTTGACCAGCAGGGATGGTCGATACAAGTTGGTCACCAATAAATGATGCTAACTTATACTTTTCTTGAACCGTAGTGATAAGGATCTGACCTGTGATGGCAGCAAAGTTAGAAGCATCAACTGCTTCGGTTGCTTCCATAAAGGTTCGATCTGGGCCATTGAAGCGATTAAGCTGTTCAGCCCAATCATCGCCCATGATGCCTTCTGCAAGGCCTCTAAGGGAAATTCTGCTTACAGCGATATCGCCTTTGGAAATGGATTCCGAAAAGAACGCTTTGGTTTTAGCCAAACCATTTTGTTGGCCGAATTCCTTCAGCTTTTTACCTAGACTCTTCATACTAATCTCCTTAAAAAGTTGTGGATTATCGGGCCACAGGGTTTTGACTAGACAACAATTGGAATTTTACAGTACCAGTACCCGCAAGGGCTTCAACAACTCGACCAATAGCCAAAGCAGCGGATGCAACTTTAACTAAAGATTGGGGCTGAAGAACGCTAGATACGGAAGTGGGGCCAACAAAATCCCCAACTAAAAGAGCGGAACCAGTATAATCACCAGCGTAGATACCAGAGCAATCAACTCGAATTTGGTTGGCTACCGAGTTACCGTACACAAGTGCTATATCTTCCCTCTTTAATTGACCTGACACACCTAGGAAAGCACTTGCAAACGCAGTTTGAGTGGTTGCCAAGTTGGTATCCCAAGGAAAATCAAGAGCGGAGATCGCACTACCAGAAGATAGTGCTACTAGATCGCCAACTTGAATCGCCTTATTGGTGGCAACTGGAGCCACCACAGGATTAGTCGCATTGAAACTGTAAGTAATCGCCATTGATAGGACTCCTTAATGATGGCTTACTTGCCAAGGACATTTTCACGGAACTGTTGATAATTCGACTCGCCTTGGATTGCAGTCGAACTAACTGGCTTAACGCTAGCTCTAACAAGAGCAACCTTTTTCCTGTCTTCAATCGCTTCTGCCCACATCGTTTCACCGATAGCGGAAAGTTGCTTTACAAACACAGGGGTTGGCTCCAATTTATTCTCCTTAAGCAGGGAGAATATTTTTTCTTCATTGAGTTTTTCGGCTTTCCATTTGCGAAGCTCTAGAAGCTCGTTAATGGATTCCTTTTTTTCGTCATCCATTTCTTCTTCGCCAGAATCATCGTCACTAGTAGGAGCTTGTGCGGGTGTTCCAGAAGTAGGATTTCCTGTTACATCTGAGGTTTCAGCGGTCATGCCACCGAGGCCAGTTGCATTGGCAATAAGGTCAAGAATCATCTGACCCTTTGCCGAACCTTCACCTGGGCCAACGCAAATTTCCATAATTTTCTTGAGCATATCAGAAGACGGTTCTTCCGAAGCCGGTGCAGCAGTTGGTTCTTGTGCGGGTGCAGCATCTGGAACCTCTTCCTTATACATTTCCTTGACAGGATTTTCTTCGGTCATCATTTTGTCATTTTTCATTGCAGTCTCCTTGGATTCAAAAATGGTGGTGGTAGTTGCAGGGTTTGCAACTAGATCCACCGATCTTACTCTGTCGATTCTTACTACTCTTTCTGTACCATCTTGGTCTGGAATTGATTTTCCACTAACGAGATGGCTAAAGCCTACATCACCGAGGCCATTATTTTCAGCAAACCACAAAAACGAATCAATCCCATCAGCATGGGGGTTGTATCTGAAGTCAGCGTATAAACCTTCTGAGGTAAAGCGGACATTTTGAAGCCATCCTAGCCGATCAGAAAACAAAGGTGCTTCGGTTTTGTGGTCTTTATTTACTGGAGCGTTTTCGTATAGCGGAACTGCATCACGAATCGCTTTTGGATCATAGATTCTGCCATTCATTGAGCTAAATCCAAGGACTTTTACACCGTAAACAATGCACTTGTTTCGGTCAACTACACCTGGTTTATTTTCGATGACGGCATTCATAGTATGATATTACATCCAATCGTCTAGTGTTGTCAACAATTATCCTGTTACAGTCGATGTTTTTGGTGCTTTTGCAGCGGGAAGGTTTGGTGGTGGTTCAGTCGAGTCAAGTTTTTCTGCTGAAGAACTTGACACAGGTTGTACTGGTTCGGGTATCTTAACCACTACATCACGGAACATGAGATCGATAATCTCAGGTGTAATCGCAGGGAATGATGCTCTGGCAATCGCCTTGCCACTTTCCATTGGAATCTCACCAATAGTGCATCGATGAATGATATCGACAAGATTGGCGATCTGTGCCCCATTAAGAGCGGAGTCTTGGACTTGCTCGCCACCACCGATTCCTTGAGTAGCACTTCCAGACTCAACTCTTGATGAAGGATTCATCGGATCAATTTCGGTAGCACCCTTCTTCTCGTCAACAATTGGCTTGATGAAGTTTGATGCTTCGGTATCGTTATCAAGGCCTAATTCGGAGCGAATCGTTTGAATCGACTTCACACCCATTGAATGATAGATGTTGTTCATCTCAGCTTCCTTCTGATGTTCTCTCGATTGAAGAGAATACGCTTCAGAAGTGATCTTGATGTTCTTAAGAATCTCTTTTGGAATAATACCGTGTTCGGATGCGAGGTGGATCTGTGACCAAGCTAGAGACTTGTTTGGCTCGAATCGACATTCGGCCAAGGATCTTCCAACAATCCCTTGCCATCGCTCAAATGTTCTTCGTGCTGGAGCTTCCGCAATGAGTGCTGAACTGTAGTTGTTGTTGCTAGCATCACCTGACATGAGGGTTTCGCTGATCCCAAATCGTGTTGCAAGTGATCGCAAGTTGGCTTGCAAAACTTGGATAAGTCCAGCAGCGTCAACATTCGCCCCAGGGAACTCGTAGTCGATGTTCGCTGGTGCTGTGATGATCGATCCATAGCCGAATCTCTCCAGCCCTATGCTTTCGGTTGCACCCATATTATTACTACCACCGAGCGTAGCATCAATCTGTGAGTCAACAAGGGATGCCATTGAATCAGGAGCGACATTGTTGATCTTTCGCACCATCGCAATCTTTGCTCTAGCTTTCGCCATCGTGACCGTAGAAGCTAAAATATCCTCGCAATTGGTCAAATTCTGGAAC